AAGCCCCGGTGACGGGCCGAGCACCTGCGGAGCGGCCGGCAGCGCGGAAAGGGAGACACGCTGCCAGCACGCTCAACGCAGGGCCCGGCTCACTGCTCCTGCTCTTCGCGCCGCAGCACCTCGGCGATCACGGCGTAACACGCAATATCTCGCAAGGTGTCGGACAGTCCGTCAAACTCCACCTTTCCGCGGCGGAAGTACGCCTTGAGCCGGTGCATCTTGTCCATCATGCGAAGCACGCATCCGGCCCAGGCCGGCATGTTGACGATGTCGGCCGACAGCCGGATGTTCGACAACGCGTCTTCGTCCACCCCGTAGTCGAGCGTCTTGCGGAGGTGCAGCTGCTTGAGCTCGTCGAGCACGGCCAAGAACTCGGCCGACCCAGGCCGCAGCTGCTGGCCCTGAAACCCCGGCTCCCACTCGGCGTACGTCTCGCTGCCGCCATGCCCGTAGAACTTCCGCCCCTCGCAGCACGACTCGCCCTGCCACGCATCGGTCAGCACCTTCGCCGCACACTCCTGTGCGGGCTGGCAGCCGGCGAGCGGCGAGTAGCCAGCGAGTTTCGGATCATCGGCCGGCGTCGCGTCCATGCGGGCTTGCACGGCGGATCGCAGCACGTCGTTCGCTTGTTGCAGAGTCGTCATTCCTTTGCCTTTCGCAAGTCTCGGTCGCAGAACAATGGATACGCTCGCGTCACCTCGTTGCGACCGTGGTCGATGATCGCCATCCCCTGGCACGGCCGCTCTGGTGACGCGACTCGCTCAGCGTATGGCGAGTGTCCAATCACGCTTCCGTTCGCAACGTATCGGGCACCACGCAGCCAGCCCCACGAGTGGTAGTGGCCGAAGATCGTCAAGTCCGCTTTCCTGCCCGCGTCCCATCTGGCGATCGCCTTGCTCGCCGGCAGGGCCAGCCCGTAGACGCCGCCAGCGAAGCGAATACTGTGGCCATGGGTCGTGCGAACAAGGAACCCGTCGAGATCGACGTAGCCCAGGTGCCCTTCGGCGATCTGCCACCGCACGTTCTTGTTGCGCTCCTCGCGGGCGAGCGTGAAATACATCAGCTGCTCCCAGCTGTGCTCGAGCTCGGTGGCGATCCTGGGCTTGCCTTCGTTGCTGCGGCCGTGGTTGCCGGCGTTCGTGCAAATCACAACTTCGTCGGCGTGCTGGGCCACGTTGTCGATGAGTCCACGAAGCCGCTCGGCGATCCACCGCGTGGCGTTCATGGGCGACAGTTGGGCCACCTCGACGCAGTCCGGGTGAATGTGCCCCGTGATGAAATCGCCGCCGAGCCAGATGAGCACGCGGCGAATGTCGGCCTGGTTGCGTTCGTGGGTGAGGCAGTCGAGGAACCGCTCCTCTAGCTCGGCGAGCCGCAGTTGACATACGTCAAGCGAGTAGTCGTTCTCGCCGTTCACGGTCTGCGGCTCGACCCGCTCCTCGCAGTGAACGTCCGAGAGCATGAGGATCGCCGTGGCGTCGTGACGCACCCGCTTGCGGCCCTTGACGCTTTTGGTCAAGGCCACGCCTTGCACGCCCTGGAGCGACGCCATCGCGTCGGCACGGCCCCGCTCGCGGTCGATCTGCGCGAGCGCGGCCTTATACCGATTACGGTATGACGCCAATTCGGACCGCAGCCGCGCCAGCTCGGCGTCGGCCGCGAGCTGCTCGGCCGAGGCGACGTGCTCGGCGATCTCGGTCACTGCCGTGCGTTTCGCTGCAGCCATGTCAGCACCCCCTGAAACCCGACTTCGACTCGTTGATTCGTCAGCCACGTTGCAATAGCCTGCGCGGCCGGTTTGGCATGCGGCCCGAACTGGCCGTCGTGGTACGCCTGCAGGATGCCGGGCAACGATTCGGCCACCTCCGGGCTCACGCGATCCCACCACGCGAGGCTGCGTTTGCTCTTGGGCACCAGGGCGGCGATCTCAGCGACCGGCGACAAAGCCTTAGCCATCGGCCTCCTCCTTGGGCGTCACGTCGTAGAGCGTCCACAACACGCGGGCGAGATCCTTGCCGGCCTGCTCGATCACGCCTTCGTCGGCCTGCGGGAATATGGCGTGCAACAGTTCGTGGATCAGCACCGTCAGCCGATGCTTGCCACGCATCCCGTCGTGCAAGACGATCCGCGGGCTTTTCGACTTGCGGGTGTAGGTGATCCCGTACGCCTGGCCCTTGAGCTCAGTCCAGCGAATGAGCCACCGCTCGTCGCCGTTGAGCGTGAAGACGTGGTCGCGCGGCACGGGCTTCCCTTTCGCCCGTCTACTGTGGAGAGCGTGTCAAGTGATGCCGTACCACTTGGCGGCGGTGTTCACGGCCTTCTCGATCCGCTCCTGCTGCTTGTAGCCCCACTGGTTCAGCCACTTCTGCCGTGCCTTGCAGCCGCAGTCCTTCGTCCGGGTCACGCGCTGCACCAACTCTTTCGTGATGCCAACGCTTGTCAACACTGTCTCGACAGCGTCCCCGAGCGCGAACATCTTGCGTCGTGGCGCGGATGCTTGCTTTGGGGAAACGTACTTGCGAACGAGGGCCAAATACTCTGGGCCCGGAACCGTGTAATGAGTTTCGTCTGTGGCCGTTGCCAGAGCCTCTACGGCAGTGCGGTACTCCGGGAAACGCGCCGCTCTTTGCTCAACGGCCTCGCGACGCACGCGAATCATCATTTCATCACTCGCAAGGATTTGGGTCGCAGAACCCGGGCTGCCATGTGAATCCAAGCTCAAAGGAAAGGCACTCCTCTTCGGTGTATTCGTAGCAAAAACCCCCTTCGCAGCAGGCACCAAGCAGCCGCTCGCATGGATTCGGGTCGCACTCGGCACCCTCAATCCACGTTCCAGAACAATTCGCCTGAGTTGTCTGCGTGCAGTTGCCGCTTGGGTTTTCGCAGCAGGCACCAAGCAACGGCTCAGGGCAGGGGTTCGGGTCGCATGATCCGCCCGGTGTATAGTTTTCTGGGTCGCAACCAGACGGGCCAGTGATCGCACAGTTGCCGGTATTGGGGTCGCAGCACGAACCTGTCGGGCAAGGACCGTCGTCTTCGCACGTCGTGTCAGCGCCGAGCCAATCGCCCGTGCAATTCGATTCGACAACGGCGTCAACGCACTCGCCGCCCTCACAGCACGCGCCGCACTCGCAGGGCTCGATGTCAGTGATCCGCAGGTCCTGAAGCGGGCGAGCGTCAAGCCAGTCTTGCAAATCGTTTATAAGGCTGGTCGCGTCTACAACGATCTCGCCGCCGTACCATACGATGTTTGTTGCTTCAATCGGTCGGCTATCAACTCTTATTCCCAAAAATGTCCAAGAAGATTCAACGGCTGCAACTTCGGTCTGCGAGCACTCGCCGAGCGTGCCGTAGCTAGACCAACCGAAAAACACACGAACGCGGGGCTCGAAGAACGAGAGATACCGAAATTCCACAACGAGGCTCAAATCCGGACAGCACACCGGACACCTGCTGCACTCCACGATATTGTCTTGCCAAAATTCTTGTGAGGTAATGAGCAGGGCGAACTCTGGTTCAATTTCGGCCGTTGGGTATTCGGGGTTGTAGACATTGGAAAGTTCCCAGGCTTGCTGCACTGCATCGCGGAGTTCCTGCGAAAAATCAGGAAACTCGCCAGCGGGAACCCTTAGGTATTCAGCTTCGTTGTTTGCTGGACCCTCAAATTGTCCGTCGGAAAACGTCGTTGCTGATGGTAGCGCGTCAGCGGTCACCCCCCACCCAAAACGCGCAGTTCCGCCTTGGCGATATCCATCTCTACAGCCCTCATTTGGGTAGCGAACCTCCCAGTCGGCTCGGTGCGTACATCTCGCCGGCGGGCAGCAGCACGGCGAACACTGAGAACCGAGCATAAGCCCAATCGGGTACATCCCGGCGGCCAGGATGGCGATTCCCTGCACGATGAGGCCCAGCGGGTCGTCGAGCATTAGTCGCACTCTGCGGCGATGAGGAACCACGCCGTGCCCTCGCGCGCGATGGCGCAGTTGCCGCTACCAGGGACAGACGCGAATAGATTAGTGGCCGTTACCGTGTTTGGCGTGCTCGTCTGGTACTTGAAAGTCACCGTCTTGTTAGCGCCCTTGCTCCACGCCCCGGTGAACGTGCAGACGCGGAACACGGGCCGCGTCCGCGACTGCTGCACCGAGTCAAACGTCAGCGGCCGGGTCCGCACGTCCTGCTCGACGTGCCGCACCACGCGCGCGATCCGCGCCGCCGAGCCCAGGTCGAACTGCGTCAGGTCGGCCATGAGTCAACTGATGGGCACAGTGGGCGGATTGCCGAACAGCGACTGAAAGTCGGCGACCGGCAGCACGCGGCGGTTCAGAATCGCAGGAGCGCCGTTCGTCAGGCCACCGTTGCCATCGAGCCCCACGGGATTCGGAGACGGCACCCACTCGGCGTTCTGGAAATCAAACACCATCGCTCGGCGTTTCTGGTTGCCGCCGATAAAGTTCCAGCCCACGTCGGGCAGCTGGAGGTTGTGTCCACTCTGGCGGTAGTGCAGATCCGCAGTAGCCTGCCAGTAGCGCACGACGCTTCCGTTAAACTCCTCCTCGGTCTGCGCGACACGAACGCCGGCAACTTTCCAGGTGTGCACCGGGCAGCCCAGATACACAGAGTCGTTCGTGAAGTTCTGCGCACCGATCCACGACGTTGGCAGCGACGCAAAGTTGTAGGTGACCTTGGCCGAGATCATGGACTCCTGCGTCACCAGCCCAGGAAAGTAGTCGAAGGCAGAGTTTGTCAGCGGCCGCAGCGTGCCGTTGCCGCTCCCGTCGTAGTAAGCGAGCGCAGGAATCTCGCCCGCGGCGGTGTCGAACTCCCACAGGCTGGCGCGGCTTGTAGGGGCTTGAAGGTCGCGACTGGTGATAACGCCATACTCAGCCACGACGTGAACGTGGTACGGCGAGCCCTCGTGGCCCTCGGTGTACGTCACTTTACGGCAGCGGTAGCCGGCATAGGTCGGATGAACGGCTCCGAGGTCTGGAATCTGCGAGGCGTTGAACGGCACGCTCTCGGCCATCGGGCTGTCCAGCACGCCATCGGACAACACGATCACGAACTCGCGCGTCAGCTGCCGAGCCTTGTTGATCTCGTAGACGTTCTTGCGAAACAGTTCTTTGACGCTTACGACGCTCATGGGATTGCCGCCGGGATGCCGATGCGGTTGAGGTTGTTTGTCAGGCCAGTAGCCATCTGCTGCAGGATTCTGTTGGTCTGCCGGGCGGCGATGAGTCGCGGGTCTTGGGACTGGGCCGCCGCGTCGAGGATCATCTGCTGACCCTCGGCGGTTCGCGCGTCCGCCACTGCGATCTGCTGCGGGCCCAGCATTAGCGACGCTTGCTGTTGCCGGAAGATGCTGCGCATGCCGTCGGCACTGGCCGCCAGGGCCTCGTTCACGCCGCCGATTGAGCTAGTGACCGCATTGTTGAACTGCTGCACCTGGCGGCTGGCAGCGTTGGCAAACTGGTCGAACGTGCTGTTTTGCTGTTGCGACGCCCTTGAGAATGTCTGCTGCACCCGCTTGGTCGTGCCCTCGGCGATCCGCTCTTCTTCGCGCTGCAGACCACGCAGCTGACGCAGGCGGGTGGCACTGTCTCGGGCGTCCCGCAGGTTGCCCTTGTCGCGGGCCTCCTGGTTGCGGCGAGCCTCTTCGTCGATCCTGGCCTGGATGGCCGCGACGTTTTGGGCCGCCTGCTTCCTCCGCTCCTCGAGCTGTGCCGCGGCGTCGAGTTCGGCCTGGCGGCGGGCGTCGATGCCGGTGCGCAGGAAGTCATCGACACGCTTGGCGGCGGCAAGCTTTTCCTGCTCTTCTTGGCGAACGGCCGCGACGGTCAGTTCAAACGCTTGCCGCCGTGCAGCGATCTCTTGCTCGTACGCCTCACGGCTGAGAAATCCTTGTCGCACCTTGTCCTGCGTTTCGGCAATTCCGTCGCGCAACGTCTGGGCCGCCGCCAGCCCGGCCTCGCCAAACGCGTCCGTTTTGCGGATAAGGTCTTCGATGCCTTTCGTCGTCACGTCGAAGGTCTTGGTGAAACCTTCCGTGAACCCCTGCGTCGCGGCCTGCTGTTGCTCTTGCAGGCTGGCTTGCAACTGATCGAGCTGAGCCAATCGTGCCGTGGCTTGGTCAGCCTGTTGCCGCTGGCTGGAGTCGCGGGCGGCGTTCAGTTCTTTCTGAACCCGCAGCTGCTCGCGCTCAACGGCGGCCAGGTCGTCGGCGATCTTGTTCTGTGCCTGGTTCGCTTTTTCAAGGTTGGCGATTCGCGATTGGTCGGCTTTGACTTGCGCCTCGGCCGCCGCACGCGCCTCTTCGCGAAAACCCTTTTCCTTTTGCAGTTCGGCGTTCAGGTTCTTCATGAACCCTTCCATGATCTGCAACACAGTGGCGTTCGTTTCGCCGCTCTTGATCATCTGTTGATACGTCTCGAGCGTGCCCTGCGATTGCTGCAGGAACTCGGAGCCGCCGTCCGTGGCGGTTTTCAAGAATTGGTCAAGGTCTTCTTGCGTCCGGGCGAGGTTGGTCTGAACCTGCACCTCGGGCTTGCGGGACTCCTGAATCTGCCGCTGCAGCCCTTGCAGGAATTGGCTGGCAGCGCCGCGTCCTGCCTGCTGCGGGCCGCCCTCGCCGCCGGTGAACACGTCCACGACGGCGTTGGCAGCGTTGGACGCTGCGGCCTCGAGCTCGCGGGCGTTCCTGTCGTATGCCTCTTGGGACTGGGCCTGCAGCTCGCGGCCAAACTGAGCCACGTCGTCGCTTACCCAACTGCCAATGCCCTCGAGGAACTTTCCAAGGGCCATCGCCAGGGCGTTGCCAGCAATTTCAAAGATGTTGAACAACGCCCGAAACGTTTCGCTGATTCCGATGAGCGTATCGGCCGTAGCCAAAAACCCTGTGCTGACGTTTTCAATGGTTGGCAAGAACGAGCCAAAGTCCTCCACGAACTTGTCGAACACGCTGGCAAAGTATTCGGCACCTCGCAGCAGCACGTCCGTAATTGCGTTGGCGATTCCCGTGCCGCCCTGGCCCTGGGTGCTGCTCCACTCCTCGACAAACCGCAGGAACTCTTCCGTGACGGCCGTGACAGCCGGCGCGAGGTTGCCGATCACTTGGCCGATGATGCCCTGGATCGTGGCTCGCACGGTGTCAAAAGCGTCGTTCATCGCCGCCACGTTGTTGACTTGCGTTTCGCTGACGATGACGCCAAGCCGCTCGGCACGGGCCTGCAGCTCTTCGATGCTGGCGGCACCTTCGCGGAACAGCGGGGCCAGAGCGGCACCCTGTTTGCCGAACACGGCCACCGACGCCGCGGCGCGATCGGCGGCAGTCGGCAACTGCGAAATGGCCTGGCCGATCACAGAGAACTGCTGCTCGGGCGCGAGGGCCCGTAGTTGCGTCACGCTGAGGTTGATGGCCCGCAGCGACTTGTCGAGCTCGCCGCCCGGCGTGGCTTTGCCGATGTTCACGGCGAGCTTTTGGACGGCAGTGCCAAATTGGGCGGTATCCACGCCGGCCAGCTTGGCCGCGAAGGCGTACTTCTGGAGCTGCTCCACCCCGATGCCGGTACGGGCCGACAAGTCGTTGAGCGTGTCGATGGACGAATTGACGTTCGACACCAGGCCGGAAACCTGATTCGCAATGGACGAGAACGCGCTGCCGATGGCCTGCGCGCCGTCGATTAGCAGGCGGCCGATCTCAATGCGAGACAGCAGCGTGGTCGTCTTGGTCAGGCCGTCGAGCTGCTGAGACGTTTTGGTAGCCTGCTGCCCGAACCTCGCCATCGACTGTTGATTCTGCTCGACGATCTTTTGCAGCAGCCCAAGCGCACGCTCGCCTTCCGACAGACCTTTGGTCATGCCGGCGGCCGAAGCCGTCATCTGCATCCCGACGCCGATGACCGTCGCCATACATCACCCGCCTAGTGCCGCCTTGAGCATCTGAATCTGTGCCAACATCTGATCGCCGTGCTGCGGTGCCTTCTCAATCGGCACGAAATCTTCCGCCCGTGGTGCCTTGCCCTTCTCGCAGTGCGGTGCCAACAAGGCGCTGACCGTCAGCCCGGTCTGCCGCCACGCATCGGGCAGCGCCTCGTAATACCGCGTGTATGCCATCCACTCCGTGAGTTCTTGCGAATCCATCCGCTCCGACAGTTCCTTCACCGTCATCTTCAGGTGACCAGCGAGGGCGAACATGAAGCGCCGCGTGGGCGACGCTCCTAGCCTTTTCCCAGCTGCTCCACATCGGCCTCGCTCATGTTGTTGTGCCGCAGTGCCTCGTCGAACAGGCGGCCCATCACCGCGCCCGACTTACTGGCGAGCTTCTCGACCTGGTCGCGGGTGAACAGCAGCCCGCCCTTTTCGTCGCACAAGACCCGCGCGAGGTACTCGGTGCGAAAGTTGTCCACGCCCGAATCTTTCTTGCCGAGCCACATCCGCTCGTATGAGTCACGCTCGCCGACGCTCATCACGCGGATGAACACGTCGCCGCCCCACTCCTTGACCGTGACTTGCTTGAGGCCGAGGTCATCCGCCGCGAGGATCTGATCTGCCGTTAGCGCCATGCTTACTACTCCTGGACGATGCGAAAAATGGTCTTGGTCCGCCACGCATCGTTCACTGTCGCACCGATGTCAACCGACAAGAGCACGGCCTTCGTGGTCACGCTGACCAGTTGGCTGGTAATGGCCAGCGTGCCCTTCAGCCCTTGCGTGGCCAGCGAGACAGTGCCAAAGCTCGACACCTCCACGGTGCCGGCATCAACGGCAAAGACGCCCTGGCGAGCAATGGGCAGGCTGCCGCCGGCGAGGTAGCGGATCTGTGCCACCTCGCCTATGGCGCTGCCACGCCACGTTACGGTCGTGCCTGACCCAGCGTGCGGCGTACTGGCCATGACGGGCTCCCGTCATGCGTCAGCGGGCCACGCGGAACGTCGCGGAACCCCGGATGGCGTCGTTGAGGGCGAACGTCACGCTCGAGCTCGCCACCGTGGCCACAGCCGACAGGAACGACGCGCCGTTATGGGTGATCGCCAGCGTGCCAGTAGCTCCGTCCGCGATGATCGACTTGCCGAGGTACTCAACGGTGACCTCGCGGCCCGTCGTGCCGCCGGCAGCCGTCGTGCCGGACAGCGGCCGGCTGATCGTGGTGATGGCCTGGCCGGTCGTCTGGCCGAGGTGAGAAACGTCGATTGCGTCCTGCTGGTTGTCCTGCTGCCCCAGGCTGTAAACGATGTTGGTGACGGTGTAGTTCGCGCTAGCGAACGTGAGGGACGTTCCCGCACCATCATGAGGCGTAACCGACATGGGCTAGTTCTCCTGCCAGAGGACGTTGAAGGTCTGCGTGACTTGGTACACGGGAGGAAGGTCGCCGCCGGCCAGCTGCACGAAGTCGTCTGACTCGTTCTCGAGGCTGACGTTCTTCACTTCTGTATTGTTCACGGTGCCCCCGTAGCCATCCAGAACCAAACGCACCCGGTCGGCTACCTCGCGGGCGTCTTCGTAGGTCGCCGCCAGCGACTGCATTTCCACGCTCACGTTCGGCATGCCCATCGGCCCGGCGAGGGTGTGCTCGCGGCTAATACCCGCCCGACGCCAGACGACAAACGGCAGGGCCGCCGTCTTCGGGGCCAGCAGCGGGTAGATCCGCGTGCCCACGATCGAGGTCACGTTTGTGTTCGCCACCAGGGCGGCGCGGAGGACGGCTTCGGGGGATTTCAT